CCGGGAAGTGGAAGAGCGGCTGAAGTGGGGCGCGGAAATGTTCGATCTGGAGCAGATCTGCTGGGACCCGTACAACTCGCGGCAAATCTCCGTTCCCATGATCGAAGCCGGATACAAGTGCATGGACGTGAGACAGGGCCTCACCACGCTGCACGAACCGACCAAGAAAATCCTGGAGCTGATCGCCCAAGGCAGACTGCACCACGGGAATCATCCCGTGCTGCGGTGGAACGCGTCCTGCGCGTCGCTCGTGCGGAAGAACGATCTCATCATGTTCAAAAAGCCGGATAGGGAACGGGAATCTTCCCGCATCGACGGCTTGAGCGCCACGGTGGACGCGCTGAGCCGGGCGATCCTGTTTGAGAATCAGCCGAAGTTCCGCAAGTCGATCTTCGACAACGGGCCGGTGATCGTGTGAGCGTTCCAGTATTGTCAAAACCAGCGAGCGCGGATCCCATCGTCAAAGGCGGCGTGGCCATCGGCAGCCTGCTCCTGATCGTGATTGGCGTAGCCGGGTGGCACTGGCAGGCCGCCTGTGTTCTCGCGGGGAGCATGGGTTTCGCGTGGGCCTTCGTCACATCGGCCAAAAAGCCGGAAAGCAAGAAATTGGTAAAGCCGGAAGGTTAGGCTACCCCGTGTCTGTGCTGGCACACGAACGTAGGCGACGCCGGGTCTGACAGTGCAAGGAAGGCTTCCGCCTGCGCCCTGACCCCAGCCTCGGTCGGTCCCCGAAAAAACGCCCGGCAGCCGAAGGCGCATTCTTCCACTATGCCGCGCCACGTCATCCTGTCCCAGCAATACCAGACATGCAAGGCCATCGGCCTAGTGTAACTCACCGTGGGAATCCTACAGCGAATCAGTTCGGGCGTGGCCGGATTTCTGCCTGAGTTCAGATCGTCTCTCGAAAATCCGCAGACGCCGCTGAGCTATCCGGCGGAGTGGCTCCTTGATATTTTCAACGGCGGCCGGACCGACTCGGGCATCCGCGTTTCCGAACTGACCGCGCTCCAAGTCTCGACAGTCTACGCGTGCGTGGACCTCATCTCCGGGGCCATGGGCGCAACGGACCTGAACGTCTACGAGCAACTGGAGCCGAGAGGCAAGCGGCTGGCCTACGAGCAGGACTTACACTTCATCCTGCACGACGAACCGAACGCGGAAATGACCGCGTTCACATTCATCAAGACGTACATGGCGCACGCTCTTTTGTGGAGCAATGCCTATGCGGAGATCGAGCGGGATCAAGCTAATCGCGTGATTGCGTTGTGGCCGCGTTCCCCGGTAGCCACGAAGCCCCGCCGGACGACCGAGCCGGTCACGGTGCAAGGAGAGCGCCTGGAAATCGGGACGCTGATCTACGAAACGACCGATGGGCAAATCGCGGAGGAAAACGCGCCCAGGCAACCGCGCTTCATCCTCGCGTCGAACATGCTGCATGTGCCGGGGCTTTCCTTGGACGGGAGACTCGGCAAGCCCATCATCGAACTGACGCGGCAGGTGATGGGGCTGGCTCTCGCTGCCGAGAAGTTCGGCGGCAAGTTCTTCGCCAACGGCATCCGTCCCACGGGCGTGGTGGAGATCCCGCACACCATGGGCGAGCCGGCCTTGACGAATTTCAAGCGCTCGGTAAACGAAGCCTACGGCGGCGAAAACATGATGCGCCCCATGGTGATCGAGGGCGGCATGATCTGGAAGCCCTCGGACATCAAGCCCAACGAAGCGCAGTTCCTTGAAACGCGGAAGCACCAGCGCGAAGAGGTCGGCGCGATTTTCCACGTCCCCGTCCGCATGTTGGGGGAATCGGGCAGGGTCAACCGGGCTTCCGCGGAACAGGAAGCCATCGAGCTGGTGCAGTACACCCTGCGCCCCTGGTACAAACCGCTCCAAAGCGAATTCAAGCGCAAGCTGTTCGTGAAGCAGGGCCGCACCGCCTTCCGGTTCTTCCCGGCCTTTTATTACCAGGAGATGTTGACGCCGGATTCGGAATCCAGGGCGAAGCTCATCACGGTATTGCGGCAGTGGGGACTCGCCAACGCGGATGACGTGCGCGAATTGTTCCTCGACTGGAATCCCATCGGGGGCCCGGCCGGGCAAACCTACTGGATGCCTGTCAACATGATGGACGCCTCGGACCCGCTGAAGCTTTCCCCCGGCGATCCGAACGCGATCACGGGAATGGACGGCGCGGACGAAGATGAGCCGGCGGCCAAGAAGCCGCCCCCGGAAGCGCCCGCCGATCAGCGTTTCGCGCGCGTGTATTCGCGGGTGTTTCAGGATGCATTGCAGCGCGTTTTAGCCCGCGAAAAGCCCGATTTACGCGACTTTCAGCGCGCCTTTACGCCGGTTCTAACGGCCATGGCGGAGCTCGCCACCCAGATCGGATGCGTGGGTTTCCGCATGGAATCCCCGAATATGGGCGATCCCATCGGGCCGGAGCTGGCCGCGTTCATCCAGAAGTTCATCGGCGGCATGTTCGAGCGCTCCGAAGGCTGGAAAGCGGACGAAACCAAGGCTGCCGGGGAGCTGGGGCGGGCGGTGGGAGCGGTCAAAATCGCCGCGTACCGCGACCTAGCCACACGAAAAGCGAAAGAGGAGTTGAGCCATGAAGAACAAGATCGAACGGCGGAACTTCAAAACTGAAGTGCGCGTGGCGAAAACCGGCGACGAGAGCCGCATCGAGGGCTACGCCTCCACGTTCAACGAGCCGTACACGCTCTCCGACTGGTTTGGTGAGATCGTGGAGCAGGTGGCGCCCGGCGCGTTCGCCCGCGCGATTCAGGAAAAGCAGGACGTGCGGTGCCTGTTCAATCACAATCCGGATCACGTGTTGGGACGGACGAAGCCCGGAACTCTGACGCTCAAAGAGGACAGCCGGGGACTGTTCTACTCATGCAATCCCCCGAACGGCGCGCGCGTCACCGCCTCCATCGAGCGGGGCGATATCGACGGCTCCTCGTTCGGCTTCATCGTCACCAAAGATACCTGGGAAGACGAGCGCGACGACAAGGGGAGGCTGCTGAAATCCACGCGCACGATCCAGGATGTGGACCTGTTCGACGTGGGGCCGGTTACTTACCCGGCGAACGACAACGCCACCGCCGCGATCCGCTCGATGTTTCCCGGAGGACTCTCTCCCGAGTTCCGCTCCCGCATGACGGAGCTGCGCAATCAGTTTTGTAAGTGCGGTTGCGACGAATGCGCCGAAGGCATGTGCTCGGAATGCAGCGACCCCGATTGCGACGACCCGCACTGCGAAGGCGAAGACGGGGAGCGCTCCGCGAAGCACCCCCATGAAGCGCGCGGGAAAACCAAGAAAGTGGACGGCGTCGATCTGGCTTCGGACTGCTTCGCCTACGTGGGCGATCCCGATAAAACGTCCACCTGGAAGCTGCCGATCAAATTCCCCGGCGACGACGAGAAAACGAAAAGCCACATTCGCAACGCCTTAGCGCGTTTCGATCAGACCGAGGGCATCCCGGCGGACGAAAAGCCGAAGGTGCTGGCCAAGATCAAGGCTGCGGCGAAAGCCAACGGAATCGACGTGGACGAAGACAAGTCCGCGGACCTGGCCGCGCTCCAGTTGCGGCAGAGACAGATTCAAATGCTGCGGGACAAACCCTAACCAAGTTTCAGCTTTTCCCCGTCAGACGCGCGCCCGTAGGGGCTGGGCTTGAATGCCACGCGCGAAAAGGCGGATGCGCGCAATCCCCGCGGGCCGCGGCGGAATCGGGCGCGTGCGTCACCAACCCAAAATTCAAGAGGAGAAATTCCCATGATTGCGAGAGTACGAGAATTGAGCGAGAAGCGCGGCCAGATCTGGACTCAAATGTGCGCCCTCGATCTGAGCGTCGCGGAGAACCGCACCAAGTTCGGACAGATGGACGATGAGCAAAAGGGCTACGAAGTCGAGATCCGGGCCATCAACGAAAGCGAAGCGCGCAAGACGGCGCTGGACCTCGAATTGCGCCAACCCGCGGACGCCAGCCGACGCGAAAACCAGCCCGCCGGCGGCGACAGCCAGGACGTGGTGAAGGAGCAGCGGGAGAAAGAGCGGAAAGCCTTCCTGTCCTACCTGAAGCACGGCGACCACCCGGAGATCCGGGGCGGCTACCGCTTCAAGGGCGTGACCGCCGAAGAGCGCCAGACGCTCTACAAGATGGGCCAAAAGACGGTTGAGATCGAAGCCCGCGACATGGGCACTGGCGGAGAGGGCGCGTATCCCGGCGCCACGACGGGCTTCTTCGTTCCCGTGGGCTTCACCATGCAGATCGAAGACGCCTTGAAGTACTACGGCGACATGTGGAACGTGGCGGAGATTCTGGACACCGCGACGGGCCAACCCCTCCCTTACCCCACCGACAACGACACCACGGTGACGGGCGAGCTCATCGGCGAAGGCCAGCAGGTGACCGAGCAGGACGTGTCGCTCGGCCAGATCATGTTCGGGGCTTACAAGTTCAGCTCCAAGATGGTCAAGGTCTCCATCGAACTCTTGCAGGATTCGGCCTTCGATTTGCAGGCCTTCCTCATCAAGAAGTTCGCGACGCGCCTGGGCCGTATCACCAACACCATGTTCACGACCGGGGGCGGACCTACCGCTTCGCAGCCGAATGGTATCATCACCGCCGCCACCAATTCCGGCGTGACCGTGATCGGCAACGACAACCTGACCACGCCGAATCCCACCAACCAGGTGGGCTACATCGACCTGGTGGATCTGGAACACTCCGTCGATCCGTTGTACCGCAAGGGCGCGAAGTTCATGTTCCACGATCAGACCTTGCGCTACCTGAAGACGCTGAAGGACAACTACGGCCGGCCCTTGTGGATGCCCG